ATGTAGAAGAAATTGTGTACGCATTTTCTTTTATTAGGATTATATACAGACCAAAAAACCATTACATTTATTACGATTAAAACTTAAATCATTCCTTTTGCTAAGTTCGGCAAAACGATACCGATACAAACAAACAAACAAACAAAAATGCAATTAACAGTAAAGCAGGAATTTAAAAAACTTATACCGCCGCTAACCTTTGATGAATTTAAACAGTTAGAGGCGAACATACTAAACGAAGGCATAAGAGACCCGCTAATCATTTGGGGCGATGTGTTGTTAGATGGGCATAACCGTTACGAAATTGCCACAAAGCACAACATACCATTTACAACCGTTGAGCGGTTTTTTGATGGTGATTTAGATGCTAAAATTTGGATGATAAATAACCAATTTGGCAGGCGTAACCTTAGCAATTACCAGCGTTCGGTTTTGGCTTTGGAGATGGAAAGTGTTTTTTCGGAAAAGGCAAAAGCGAACCAAAAAGGCGGTCAAGGCGGTGTTTTGCTTTGTCCGATGTCAGACAAAGCAAAACCAATAGATACCAAAAAAGAGCTTGCAAAAGTAGCCAACGTAGGACACGACACAATCGCAAAGGTAAAAGTAATACAAGCCAAAGCAACCGAAGAGGTAAAAGAAAAGCTATCAAGCGGCAACCTAAGCATAAACGAAGCCTACAAAGAAATTAAGACTGTAGAAAAGCAACAGAAAAAAGACGATGAAAGAGCCGCGTTAGCAGAAATTGGTAAAAACGCGGTGATAGATATTGACTTTAGGTTAGGCGATTTTGAAACGGTTTTTGCAGACCTGCCAGACGGTAGTGTAGATTGTATTATAACAGACCCGCCCTATCCATACGAATTTATCGAAGTTTGGAGCAAGCTATCAAGGTTTGCAAAACGTGTTCTAAAGCCAAACGGGTTTTGTATTGCTTACAGCGGGCAAATGTACCTACCCGAAGTTATGCAAAGAATGTCGGAAAATTTGGATTATTACTGGACGTTTGCATTGCTACACGCGGGTCAGTCGCAATTGATATATCCGAGAAATGTTTTTTGCGGTTGGAAACCTTTGCTTGTTTTTCAAAATGGATATAAAAAATTACATACGCAAGTAGACGATACCATAAAGGGCAGCGGTCGAGAAAAAGGCGGTCACGATTGGCAGCAGGGAGAAGAAGAGCTAAGCGGCGTAATAGAAAAATTTACCAATATTGGTGATTTGATATTAGAACCGTTTGCAGGTAGCGGCACAACAATAATTGCAGCACTAAAAAACAAAAGACGTGTTATTGCGGCGGAGATAGACAAAAATACTTATAACATAAGTAAAGCAAAGGTAAGTCAAAATCAATTTAACAATGGATTATTTTAACAAATTATTAGTTTCGAGAAAAAATACATTTGAGATAGATGTGGAGTTGCAAGTTCGCAAAATTCTTGAAAGTATAAGCGATTACCATTTTGAGTTTCAAAAAAACGAAGATAAGTACAACTACGATATATCTGTATTTAGGTACGATATAAACGGCTCCGTTTATACTAAAAAATGTATTGCTTTTGTTGAGGTTGAAGTATCTGAAACTTGGAAAGATAAATATCCTGAAAATTGGCGCACTTTTTCATTCCTAAAAAGAAAGGTATTTAATTTTGACTATGCTAAAAAAGAATTTACAAAAGAGCTGCATGAAAACGCAGATAAAACAATATACATCATTTTAAACAAAAACTTAACTGATGCTATTTGTTGTAATGTTTGCAAAATCGCCACGTTTAAAGATGCTGTTAATTACCAAACAGGGAATATAAGAAACGACACATTTTTGCGAACATACGTAACCGACAAGTCAGTTATTAAAGGCTTAGATAATTGTTTAAAAAATATCTACAAATTTATATTAAATATAGATATTGAGGAAGCAAAGCAATTAGCTATGTTTTAATCTATACCAAATAATCATTCCTTTAAAATACCCCAAATATGGCTACTCAAATTGTACAACTAAACGGTAAAAACTATACCGTTACAATCGTTCCTGAACATGGTGAACGTGGTTTAGATGTAGGTGAGATTTTTTCATTACTGCCAAGTGCATTAACATTGGTGCAAGCTATTACCGCCGAAATTAACGCCGCAAAAGACGGGCAGTTAGTTGCCGTTACCGTTGCAAAATCTATCGACAAAACTTTGGACTTTGTAGCTAAAACGCTATCCTTAGCAGACTTGCCTATTGGAGCGGCGGTAGTGGTAAATAAGATTATCAACTATGCCAAACACTTTGCAGCGGACGTTGTTGAAATTGAAACGGTGAAATAAACAAAAACGGTTGCGGCACGCTGTAACCCGCCGCAGCCTTTTTACAAAACACAAAAACGACTAAATGCAAATACTTATAAAAGTAGATACTGGGTACAATTGCGATTGGCGTAACATCGAACCGTTACAGCCCGAAGGCTTTAAAGGGCAAACCGCCAACGAAAAAGAAACGCTAAAAAATAGCATCGTCAAAAACGGTTTTCACGATGCCTTTGATGTTTGGCAGCACGAGGGTAGGTTGTTATCCATAGACGGCGTACACCGCAAAATTGCCTTATTAGAACTTGCGGAGGAGGGTTACGAAATCCCCGAACAGTTACCATGTACGTATATTACCGCCGAAAATGAAACCGAAGCGGCAAAGATTATTTTTTCACGTAACGCACAACATAGTCATGTACGTGATGCAAGCATAATGTACGCCGCTTTTAAGATACCAGCGGCAACTATTGAGGCAGTTGTGCCGCAAAAGAATATTGATAGTTGGCACCCATTCGATAGTGAAGATATCGACTTAGATAGTTTTTTCGATACCGATAATTCATCAGAAAAAGAACAATTAAATAAAATTGTATTGGAGTATAACGATGATGATTATAATGAAATAATCGAACAGATATCAAAATATACTGGAACAAAAGAGAAGATTATTTATGATTTGTTAGTAAATAATAAGGTGTAAAAAAAATTTTGTTTTTTTGTAAAAAAAAATTGCCAAATCGTTGCCAAGTCGAAATAATGTCGTGACCTTTGCATCAAGAAAAACGACAAAGACGTTTTTGATGTTTTTTTAAAAAAAATAAAAAAAAATCAAAAAAAAAATACGCAAACTGTTGCATAGTATTTAAAATGTCGTGACCTTTGCACTAAGAAATCAAACAAACAAATTTTCACACAAAAACAAAAAACAAATCATCATGGCAACTTTAATTTCAACAACAAACGGCATTTCGTATTCAGAAACTACAGGAGCAGGCAAAGCAGGATTAACCGCAATTTCAAACGATAACGCAACTATTGTTTGCAATATGTTTAGCGATAATTCTTATTCGTATACCGTAGAAATTACGCCCACCGAAAAAGAAATGGCAACGTTCAAAAATAATGGCAATCCAAAAGGTCTTAAAAAAGCCTACCAGTTAGTAAAAACATTACTTTACAAAAAACAAAATAATATCGCATAATGAATACGCAAGTTTTAATTCAATTAAATATAATTGGGTATCATAATTATCCAAACGCTCCAAAGGTTGTGGAATTTCTTAAAAACCCACATCGCCATACATTCGTTATCAAAGCGGGGTTTCGTGTAAAATTATTAGATAGAGAAAAGGAGATATTTATATTATCCGACAAAGTAGTAGATTTTTTACGCGATAAATTTGGTTATCCTTGCGAGTTTAAAAATAGAAGTTGTGAAATGATAGCAACTGAAATTTTAGAACATTTTCAATACGAGGAAGATATGCAATGGTGCGAAGTTTGTGAAGAGCAAACAGGCGGGGCAAGAGTAGAAGTTTAAAAAAAGGGTAGTATCAAATCAATTTGATACTACCCTTTCACGTATTTACACCAAACAATATAACATGATAGTAGATGGGCAGGAGAATATAAAGGTACATTTCGCAGGGTGCGAAGTTATGAATCAATATTACGCGGTTAAAGAGTTAGGCGTAAATTACACACTATATACCGCGTTCCCATTTCTTGAACGGTCGGTTTTAAATACAAAAAAATCACCGATAATGCCTTGCCATTTAAAGGGGTCGGAGCATCTTATCCCGAAATACATTGCCGAAAATTCGAGGCATTGCATTCAAGATAGCGGATTATTTACTTTAATGTTTGGAAGTCACAAAGGAACAAAAGATGATAAATTTATTGATAATTGGTATTATGGATTGGTTGATTTTACATTAAAAAGCGATAATAATGCTACGTGTGTGGAGGTTGATTGTCAAAAGGTTTTAGGTACGGCTAAGGCATGGGAGTATAGAATAAAAATGAGAGATGCAATACCGAATAGGATTATAAATGTATTTCATAAAGAAGATGGGCAAAAGGGTTTAGATAGGCTAATTGAATTTAGTGACTATATTGCTATTTCTGTACCCGAACTTAGATTTTTAGGGCAGCGAAATTCCACTATTCAGATAGCCAATTACATAAAAAACAAAAAGCCAAGTATAGATATTCATTTATTAGGCTGCACTGATTTAAAGTTAATACAAACACTTAATTTTTGTTCCAGTTGCGACTCTACTACGTACATCGCAGGTAAGCGATACGGAAGTATAAAAGGCAAACACATCGACCGAATAAACAAAGAGCAAGTTATTGCGCTTGTTGGCGAGGAGGTGTATTCTACTATAAATAAATGGAATAATGAAACCAATACAAACTTTTTGTGTTTAAATATCAGTCTGTTAAAAATAGACTATACGAAATACGCAGGAAACCAAAAATAAAAAAATGCACACAATTAGCAAAGAATTTCATTTTAGTTCGGCACACCAATTGCATGGGCTGCCAGATAGTCACCCTTGTAGCAGGTTGCATGGGCATAACTACGTACTTAAATTATTTTTAAAAGGGGAGCCAGATGCTATTGGTTTTGTACAGGATTATCGGGAACTTGATAAAGTTAAAAAGTTTGTCGATGATGTATTAGACCATAAATTTTTGAACGATGTTTTTCCAGCACACAATACAACTGTTGAAAATATGTGCAAAATATTGTTTGATATTTTTAAACAGGATTATCCGCTACTTTTTGCCATCGAAATGAGCGAAACGCCAAAAACCAATTGTAGATATGAGCCTTAAAGTTTCAGAATTATTTTACTCTTTGCAGGGCGAAGGAGCAAGAGTAGGTACGCCTACTTTGTTTATTCGATTGCAGGGCTGCAAAGCTAAATTTGCATGTGCCGCAAGTGGTATAAAATGCGATACCGAATTTGAAAGCGGTAAAGAAATGCCAGTACAGGAATTGCTAAAATGGTGCAAAAAGGCAGCTCCCGACTGTAAAGAAATTACGTGGACGGGCGGCGAGCCTACCGACCAGCTAACGGAAGAAATAATTTCTTTTTTTAAAGATGCAGGATATTATCAAGCTATCGAAACAAGCGGATTAAATCCAGTTCCAAACGGCGTTGATTTTATTTGCGTATCTCCAAAGGTTGCCGAGCATATTATTAAAAAGAATTTTCCAAATGGCGTAACGGAGTTGCGGTACGTTAGGCACGCGGGGCAGTTTATACCCGAACCAAGCGTAACGGCATTGCACTATTGGATTTCGCCACATTCAGACGGTTTTACCATAAATTCTGAAAACTTAAAATACTGCATCGGTTTATGCCTACAAAACCCAAAATGGAAACTATCACTACAAAATCACAAAGTTTGGAATATTCTATAAATACACCCGAGTGGCATTTTCAGCAAATACTTAAACAGTTAGGAGAAGATACCGATAGAGAGGGATTACAAGAAACGCCCAAAAGGTACATAAAGTTTTTGAAGGAATTTCTAACACCGCAGCCGTTTAACTTTACATGTTTTGATGCGGAGGGTGCAGACGAAATGATAATACAAACAAACATACCTTTTTATAGTCTTTGCGAACATCACATCGCGCCATTTTTCGGTATAGCAAATGTGGCATATATACCAAACGGCAAAATCGTTGGCTTATCTAAACTTGCAAGGACGGTTGATTGGTACGCAAATAGGTTACAAAACCAAGAGCGTATTACATCGCAGGTTGCCGAAGCAATAGAGCGAAATTTAGATGCGCGGGGCGTTGGTGTAATGATTAAAGCTCAACATCTTTGCATGTGTATGCGTGGAGTAAAAAAGCACGAAACGATAACGACAACGAATAAGTTTTTAGGCATAATGAAAGAATATTCTGCCAAGTCCGAATTTTTAAAAATCTGCAATGGATAATAACGACCCTATCAAAAAGCCGAAAGAACCAAGCACCCAAGCGGAAAAAAACGCGCGGGTGCAAAAAGTGCTTCAGATGCTTAGAGAGGGTAAAACAAGGGCTTATATATTGCAAATAATTACAAATGATTGCAAAGTAACACATTCGCAAATTGATAATTACATAGCAGACGCAAATGCAATATTAGATAAAGAAAATGCCGAAGTAAACGATATTATAAAAAACGAAAGAGTAACACGAGCCTTAGAAGCATCAAAAAAAATACCCACAAACGAGGAACTTATCGCGATGCTTGCAAAAAAAATAGATTTAGCGAACCCCGATGTAACAGGCTACGAATTGAAAATAATTAAAGACGAGCCGCACAATATCCAGCGTTTTGCAAGTGAAACCTTTGTATTGACCGCCATTGCTAAAATAATTGAGTACAACAACAAATTAAACGGAACAGACCAGCCCCAGCAACAACAAGCCGTTTTAGTTATCAACACCAACGAAGTTTTGATAACAAACGAAGAAGACCTAACCGATGAATGAAAACACTAACCAATTATTTGCAACAAAAACAAAATTGTTTGATGCTTTATTTAATGCTGTATATAATGTAAAATCTAATAAAACGATTTATATTTTACAAGGCGGTAGTAGCAGCAGCAAAACATACAGCATTTGCCAACTATTGATTTATCATTGCATTACGTATGCAGGTACTGAGGTTGCTATTATCGGAGAAAGTTTAGGCAGTCTTAAAATAGGCGCTTTATCGGATATGCTTAACAGTATAAGCGGCAGCGATACAATACGCAAACAAATTAAGCGTGACAATATCTTTACTAATTCGGCGGAGGGTTTAGTAGTGGATTTTTACAACGGTTCAAAGATAGTTTTTCGCGGTGTAGGCAGCCCAAGCCAAAGCGGTC